CGTGATCAAGGTGTCTTCTTCGGTGTGATCAACGCGCAGATGCACTTTCGCATCCACAAGCGAAAGCGCGCAGGCGCCGGCAACCGTCCGGGTGACAATCATTTCACAGCCCGCTCGGCCTTGGCCATCCTAACCGCGCGCTCGATCTTGGCCTCGCGCACCGGCTCAGCCTGTCCTGCGGCAATCATGCTCACGGCCTCGTCGTCGGACACGTCAATTTCATCGCCACGGTTCTGCACGCCAAACCGGCCGCCCCGCGACACAAGGAGTCTGATTTTCATGCGCATCTCCATCGGCTTGAGAAAGGGGGGCAGTCGCCCGCCCCCTCAGAAAGCCGATCAGGTGGCCTTGGTGATCATGTGCTTGACTGCGGCGGTGTCGGCCAGCTCGCCGTCGAAGCGGATGTAGCCAGCGACACCGAAGCCCGGCCAGAAGTCCTTGTCCTGGATGGCGCCGATCAGCGGAGCCCCGACCTTGCGGACGTAGTATTTGCCAAAGTCGCCAAACAGCATCACGCGGGTCGCGGAAGCTGCGGCCGGGATGGACCCGACCGCCTGGTTGACGTAATAGCGATAGCCCAGCAGCGTCCCAGGGGTGCCCTGCTGGACGTTACCCATCTGCCAGAGGTAGTTGCCCTGGCCATCCTTCAGTTTGCGCAGCACCGACAGAGTGTTGTCGTTGAACATGAAGGCCGCCTTGGGCGACTGACGATAGGCCGGATCCACCGAGTGCAGGAGGTCAATCACCTCGTCGGCGGTGATGGCCGTGGCCGAAGCGGTGGTCTTGCCGAGGCTCGAAGCGGTCACGATGCCATTGGGCGCCGTCGAGCCATTGCCGGTGGTCAGCTCGGTGTTGGCGCGGCGGCCGAGGCGCTCGCCCAGCAGATCGCCAAGCAGCTGCTCCATCGCAAAGATGCTGTCGTCGGCCAGTTCCTTCGACACGCGCAGCCATTCGGTGTTGAAGGCGTAGGCGCCCAGCGTCTTCTGCCCGAATGTCACATCCGATCCGCCATCGTCGGTCAGGCTGGTCCCTTCGGTATGCGCGACGACGGCGGTCGAGGTGTCGTTGACGGTCGGCATGGTGATCGATCCGCCGCCGCTGGTCGTGATGACCGTGGCAACGTTCTCGTCATACATCGGACCCCAGGCGGCCATCGACTTCACGAGGATGTTCATCAGTTCGGTCGGCACCGTATAGCCGCCAGCGGTGGCGCTGGTCGTCTGGGCGCGGTGTTCGATCGCCTGATACCCGGCCGACAGCACTGCGCGTTCTTCGCCGCTCATGGCGCCCACATTGCCCTGCGCGCGCAGATAGGCATGGAAGGCGCTGCGATAATCGACGCGTTCGCCGTCGTCGACGCCGCGAGTCTCGCCGTCACCACCACGCGGGGCGCGGGGGTCGCCGGAGCGCAACGATGCTTCGACCTTCTCCAGCTTCATCGCGCGCTCGATGCGATCCCCGATCTTGTCGTGATCCGCCATCATCGCGTCGAACTCGCGCTCGATTTCAGCGGCGCGGGCCTCGTCGGTCGCGGCGGTGATCTCGTCGAATTTGGCGCGGGCGTTGGTCGCGATGCGCGCCTGCTGCTCGCGCAGCTCCTTGATCGTGGTCATGTGTGCCTCCTTGGCTCGACCATGAAAAAAGGGCCGCCGAAGCGACCCGTCTCAGGCATCGGCGCGCGGCCTCAGCCCTCTCTGACCCGAAGGCCGAGGTTCATCCGCATCCGCGCACGGCGCGCTGCGTATCCCGTCTGGGCTTTCCCCTTGCGATGCTGCTCGAGGCTGCGAAGGCCAATCTCCGTTGTCGGGTAGGCGCCGCGTGGAACGATGGACACCTCGAACAGCTCGCCCACCTTTTCGATGGATCGCAGCGGCGTGTCGCCGGTCTCGTCCCAAGCCTGCTTGCCGCCGCTCATGGAAAAGGCAAAGCTCATCTGGTCAATGTTGCCGGCGCGAATATTCTCCATCAGATCGCGGGCAAGCTGGGTATTGGGCGGTGTGATTTCCACCCGTAGCCCCTTGTCGTCCTCTACCAGTGACAGGGTTCCGGACTTTGCCCGGCCGATCACATTCCCGTAGTCGTGGTTGAACAAGGCGTGGATGTCGTCGCGCCCGATCGCCTCAGCGAATGCCCCGCGCCGGATCACCTCGCGGAAATAGCCGCCAATGTCGGTTTCCTGATCGAACACTGCCGCATAGCCGACAAGGCGCTGCGGCGCGTCGGCCCGTTCCTCAAGCTGCATCCCGGCATGGATGCGGATTTCGTGCGTCATTGCTGCGCCCCTTGCTGTTGCGTCCCAGACTGCTCCAGCGGCACGGTGGCGCCCTGGATGTAAAGCCGGTCACCGCCCGCCGCATTCTGGCGGTTCTCAAGCTCACGGGCTTCGTTCGGTGTCAGGATACCGTTCTGAACGCCCTGCGCGTATCCATCCATGCGCGTCTTGAAGTCACCGCGCAGCAAGCCGTCGAGGTTGAATTCGGCATAGGTTTTCGGTTCGCGCCCGAACAGCTTCAGGTTCAGCTCCTGTTCGATTTGCGCCACCCACCGCTTGACCGTGTGCTTCACGAAGTGCAGATCCTGCTGCTCGGTGTTCGAGAACGTGCCGTGCGACAAGTCCTGCAGGAACACCGGAGGCATGGAGTAGATGCGCGCGATCTGCTCGATCATGAAGCGCTGCGCTTCCACCATCTGGCTCTTGTCAGGATCGGCACCAATCGGCTTGATCTCCAAGCCTGTTGGAAGCACCAGCGCTTGGCGGGCCTCCTTGGCGGTCTTCCTGACAGCCTCGTCAAAATCGTCGGCCGCGCGCTTCAAGGCGTTGCCGCTCTGAAAATTCCCGGTCACGGCGAAAGGTGGAACCCCGCCATTGCGGAAGAATGACCCGCCGTAGCGCGTCATCGCCTGCGCCATGCCGATGACTTCGCGATTTGCCATGATCGGGCTGCGGTGCCCGAGGCAGTCAGCTTTCAGCATGAACGGCAGGTCAAGGACGTCTGCCGCCTGGTAGATCACCGGCTTCCCGTCGCGATAGTGATATTCGCGGCGCCCATCCTTGCGCTTGATGGTCAGCTTGGCCGGGTCAAGCGGCCACAAGTTCTTGACCAATCCGGTGCCATCGCGATCGATGAACAGCACCCCGCGCCCGCCGGTCAAGGCCTGCTCCATCCACCACTTGAACAGGTCGAAAGCCGAGATCGCCGCCTCGTCATTCGCGACGCCGTTCAGGATCGCGGCAAGGCTGCCACCAGCCTTTTCCCGCCCGTTCTCGGTCTTACGGTAGACGCCAAGCGGCAGGCCTGCGACCGTGCTTGACAGGAAATTCACCGCCGAAAAGATAGCCGGGACACCAAGCGCCGTCTCGATCGTTACCGATTCCCCGCTGCCAGTTGCCACCCAATCAGCGAGGCCAAAGGCGCGCAGAAACTCAGGGTCTGATTGCGCGACGGCAACCTCCGACCGCTGCTCAGTTTTGCGCGAGAAAGGCCACATCAGAGCACCATCCTGTAATTCGGGTCGGCGTCCCAAGGCGTTGCCTGGGCTGCGTCGCCATCTTCCCAAGTTCCAGCGACACTCATGGCCATGGCTAACGCCACCATGCCGTCAATCCTGCCACGGCTCTTTGCCTTCGTCAGCTTGCGGTTCCCGGCCGGATCGGTCTGCACGACCGCATTGGCCGCGCACATCGTCAGCACAGGGTGCCCGCCGTGAGCGATACGCTCGGTCAGGACCGCGCTTTCCAGATCGCGCAGCGCCGGCGACATGCTCTGGAAGCCTTGCCCCATCGGCTCGAAGATCGCCGCGTCGCCCTCAAGCTGAGTGTCAGAAAAACCGGCCTCTGCAAGGCGAGGCTTCAGGTGCCGCCAGTTCCAACGGTCGAACGCGATCTTGCGCACGTCGCACCGCTGCGCCAGCGCCCAGAGGTGAGCCGCGACGAAATCGTAATCCACCACCGGGCCGTCAGTCGCTTGCAGGTGCCCGGCCTTGTGCCATTCGTCATATGGCACCCGGTCAGCCTTCGACTTCTCGCGCAGGCCTTGGCCGGGCAGCCAGAACGTCGGGTGCACGTCCCATGTGGTGCCCGCAGTGTCGTCTGCCATCAGGCCAGCGGCGCGTGGCGACACCAGCACCAGTGCCGTGAGGTCAGACACCTCTGACAGGTCAAGCCCGCCATAGACGACAGCCCCATCGGCCAAGGGTGCAACGGGTGTGGCGCACGCCTGCCAGACGGCCCGGCTGATGAAGGGCGCGGTCGCCTCGATCCGCTGGTTCAGGTAAAGCCAGCGGAAACTGTTTTCTTCGCTCGGCAGGCGGTCGGCTCGGGCCGCAAGATCCTCCAGATCGGTGACGCTGCGAAACTCGCCCATTGCCGGGTTGGCCGCCTGCCATGCGGCGCGGTCCATCAGGTCGCAATCGGCCGGCGCGGTGTAGAGGTGCGACACGATCCGGGGGTCGTCGCTGTTTTCTGCGTCGTCGAGCCACCGGCTGAACAGGTCGTTGTCCGTCGCGGCCTGCGTCGAAATCGCCACCAGCAGCGGGTTTTCGTGGGCGCCCTGCGATGTGGTGATAGCCTCGACAAAGTCGTCGTGCGGCCCCTTGATCTGGCCCACCTCGTCAAGGATCGCCAGCACCGGGGAAAGCCCGTGCGCCGTCCCGGCCTCGGCCGAGATAGCGCGGTATTCAACGTTCATCACCTTGCCGGTGATCTGCTTCTGTGACGGCGTGATGTGCGTCAGCTTCTTCAGGTCCGGGTTGAGGTAAATCATCTTCTGCGCCAGCTTGAACACCAGAGCGGCTTGTTCCCGCGACTTGGCGCCGCTGATGATCTGACTGTTCAGCCTGGCCTCTGGCCCGACGATGTGCGCCAACAGCAGGCAGGCGATCAGTGCCGTCTTCCCGTTTTTTCTGCCGATCGACAGATAGGCCCGGCTGGTTCCGGCCGGGTTGTCATAGGTTTCCAGGATGAATCGCTTCTGGAACGAGAGCAGGCGCATCGGCTTGCCGACATGCCGCCCCTCCGGCACTCGGCAATATCGCTCGATGAAGGCAATGATCCGCTCGCCGCGCGTCATCAGTTCGGCCTCGCGATCAGGTCATCGCCGGCAGCCGCGTCGGCTTCATGGCCCTTCGCAATGTCGCGGCGCTTGCCTGCATCCCTCGCCTCACCCGCGCGTGCGCGCGCATGAATTTGCAAACTGCGTCTCGTCGCCATGATCGACGTGTCCAGCATCCGCACGCCACCGAGGCGCGGGTTCTGGCATGGCGATCCGTTGCCGCTGACCGTCACAAATCCCTCTTGCTCCAGCGTGGCCAGCTCGTCGCGCAGCAAGCGCATCTTGCGCGCCAGCAAAGCTGCAAGTTCCAGCTGGTGCGCCGTCCACTCCGACCGCGCGTATTCGTCGATCACGCTCGCAAAGAACGGCATGTCAGCATTGGTCAGCGGCACGTTTGAGGGCGGGCTGATCTGCCGCTGAGAGGCCATGGCCACCTCAACCGCAGCCGTCGCGCTGTCGATCCGCGTGCGCTTCGCCATAGTCACCCCATGCGCTCAGTGCATGCCTGAGCAAAAAACTGTGTTAGCAGAAAACGTTAGTTAGACCCGCCGGTCCGGAAGATGGTCGATCCAGAGATTTGACCACCCCCACCCATGCCACAGGCGCATGGCTCGCTGCGATGCAGCGTCAGCCGACAGGCCACCCATCCAGCCCGATGGCTGGCCGTGGTGCGTGGCCCTTGGCCTCATGGCCCTCGGCCGCGCTCTTGGCGCGGTGGCAGTCGTCGCAGATGGCCTGCAGGTTGTCCTGATCGTCAGTGCCGCCCTGCGACTTGGGCTTGATGTGGTCGACCGCCGTTGCTGGTGTCGTCCTGCCATCAGCCTTGCACGGCTGGCACAGATGCAGATCACGGCGCAGGATCACGAGGCGCAGCTTGTCCCATGCGGTGCCGTAACCGCGTTCGTGACGAGTGCCGCGCTGGCCCTTCCACCCGCCGTTAGGCTTGGTCATGTCATGCCGCGCCTGTGTGCCGGAACGCAAAAGGCGCCGCAGGTTTCCCCGAGGCGCCATTCTTCGATGATGCATTTCTACCCTAAGTTATTTTTCCCGTCAACGTCCGAGTGCTGACGCCAGCCTGTCCAGCGCATCGGACAGGTGGATCATGCCCGCCGTGTGCATCCGCCCGCGATACTGCCGCAGGCTGGCCGGCGTGCCGCCAGACAGGATGCAGGCGTCGATGATGGCCCGGTCCTCTGCCGCGACATGTCGGTTGATCGCATGGAACCGGCTCACGCGGTCAATCTGGATCTCGACGGCGTGATCGGGCTTCGGGCTGCTGTCCACCCGGTCCTGCGTCGGGTCAACGCTGGGCGTGCGGCCAGTTGCCTCGAAGGCATCGCGCAGCGCGCAGGCGGCGGTGTAGCCAGCGGCGCTGATCTGGCCCTTGCGATGCCAGCGTTCCAGCATGTCCACGCGGCGCATGCGCTTGACCCCGTTCGGGTTGCTGCTCTTTCCGGTGACGGGGTCAACGTCCATGGCATCCTCCTGCTTCAACCCGCGCCGGTTTGCCGGCCCGTTCGCACCCATGTCCCACTGCGTCGGCTGCGACGGCATGGACACCGGCTTGTGCTCGCGTGGGCGTCCCTTGCGGGCAGCGCTGTGCCAGGTGGTCACGGCCTTGATGGTCTTGTCGATGCTGCTCATGCCCTCGCCCTTCCACTGATCACGCGGCCCTCACGCTCGGCAAGGGCGGCAAACTTGTTGCGGCGAACCATGAGATTCCAGTGCATCTGCCGCAGATCGCGCCACGCCTCGGTTGGCTCGCTGAATTGGCACGGCGGGCAGATCGTCGCATCGGGGATTTGGTCCTCTGGAATGCCCCATTCGCGGGCGATGCGGGCGCGGTCGGCTGGGGTCATGCCTTGCCCTCGCACTCGCGCCGACTGCGCGCCCGACCTCGTAGCCCCGCGCAAACTCGCGGCTGCATTCCTCGACCAGCGCCTCGATCAGGTTGGCGGCGCTGTTGATGCCGATCTTGCGCAGCCACGCGACCTCGGATGCCGGGTCCAGCACCTGCCCAGCGTCCCGCTCGTGTTCCAGCGGGCTGCGCCGGGCGGCTGGAACGGGGTCGGCCCCCAGCGCCGCGGTCTGCGCGCGGTCGGCGTTGTGCGCCTGCGGATCGAACGGCACCGGCATGTCGTGCGCAGGTCCCTGCACGGTGGTCGTGCCGATGTCGTAAGAGCGGATCATTCGGCGGCCCTCCAGAACACGCCCCGGTGCCGGTCGCCGGATTTGACCACGAGGCCGCGAGCGTGCATCGCGCCGAGGCGATTCAGCATGGACGTGGTGGAGATGCCGAAGTGGATCGCAAGGTTAGCGGCCTGCGCCTCGGTTTCTCCGATTTCGTCCAGCACATCTTCGTCGCTGAACCCGAGGCTTTGCGGACGCCCGCCGAGCTTCTCCCTGGCTTCGCGCAATTGACGCGGGCTCTGGCCCTCGGCCTTGACGCGTGCTTGGATCAGCTTGGCGGCCTCGGCCTCGATCCCCGGCGTGACGAAGCGCGACATGGCGAAGGGATACATCGTGGCAAGCTTTGAGAAGTCGCGTGAAGGCGTGGCGGGCATGCGTTCAATCCTTGATCTTCGGCCCCATGCGTCGGTGATGATTGCGCTGATCGTCTCGATCAGCGTGCCGCCCTCTGGCACCTGATCCAGAAGCCAGTGCGCCTGATCTTCCGGCATCCCCTGCAGCATCTTCAGCAACCCGCCCCCTGCGGTAATGCCCGCGAGCCGCGTGGACAAAGATCGGTTTGACCTGTGCGCGCAGACGATGTGGCTGATTGCGGCCTGAGAGCACCCGAAGGCGTTGGCGATCTGCACCTGGCTTTGCCCGTGGCGCAGCAAGCGGAATACCTCTGCGCGGTCGATGCGGCGGGCGGCTGCGTTGGTCATGCGCGGACCTCCCGCTCCAGTGCCGCCCCAGTCGGCTTGGCGCGCTCCAGTTGGCTCCAGCCGTGGTATATACCCTTTAGGGTATACCACGACTGGAGCACTGGAGCAGAGCCGACTTTTTGCTCCAGTTGCTCCAGTGGTGCTCCAGTGATTATTGATGCACTGGAGCAAGTCATTCGAACGCCCATTCGCCAACCTCCACGATGGGTCGTTTGCGGCGTGTCTCGTCCACGAACTCCCCCTTTTTCAGCGCGCCGGACTTGAGCCATTGCGCGACCATTTTCTTGATCTTCGGCCGGTCGTCGTCTGCGTCGAGGCGCAGCACTTCGGCCACGAGGTTCCCGATCCACTCAGGCGCCTTGTCGCTGTAGCGGGGCGGGGTTCCGTCCTCGCATCGCCGCGCAACTTCCTGCTGCACGTCGATCAGGTCTCGGACGGTGACGCCATCGAAGGCGTCGGGCATGTCGAACTTCACCGCAACGCCCACCCATTCGCCATTGGCGATCTGCACGCCGATCATGCGGCGATAGGTGGCTGCGTCTGCTGGCGGTGCCAGGTTCGCCTTGCCGTCGTCCACGCGGAAGATGCCCCGAGCGTCTTCCGGTGGGACGCATAGCTTGATCGCATCTTCCTCGGTGATGCGGTTGATGACGCGGGCGGCGCGTGCGGCGCCGATCAGACTGCCGGCCCCGCGCACACTGTCGATCGTGGCCTCGTCCCCGTTGCCCTTGCGGATGTGGTGGACGATCCCGAACGCGCAGCCGGTGGCGTCCGCCACGCCCCGGATCAGGTCCACCACGGCGTTGACGGCCATGTTGTCGTTCTCGTTCACCTCATGGGCTGCGACGAACGGGTCGAGGAAAACCGCGCCGATGCCGCGCTCCGGGATCTTCGCGGCCATGTGTTCGATCAGCGCCGCGTTTGGGATGATACCGTGCTTGGTCTGGGTGGCGAACTTCAGTCGGAAGTCCCGGCCGGCATCCACGAACAGCCTGCCGCGCACATCGTCCGGCGTGATGCCGAAGTGCTGCATGGCGGCCAGGATGCGGCGCTGCATCTCGTCCAGAGGGTCTTCTAGGTTGATGATCCAGACCGGGCATGGCTCGTGGACCTCTTCGCCCAGCAGCGGGCGCCCGGTGGCTATGGCCAGAGACTCGACAATTTGCAGCGAGGTCTTGCCGATGCCCCCAGCCGACGCCAGCACGGAGACGAACCTGCGCAGGTAGTGGCGCCCGTAAATCCACTGGCGCGGGGCCAGAGCTGCTGCGTCGAAGAAGTCAAACGGTGACGGCCATTGCGCCTCGGTTGGCGCCCCTTCCTCGCCACCGTGGTCTAGTATCCATCCCGCGCTGGCCTCCATGGCTTCCAGCGGCACAGTTTCCAGATCGTCCATGCCGATCGGCTGGCGGAAAGGAAGCACGTTGCCGCCCTGAACCGGGGCCAGGTTTGCGAAAGGGTCGTCTTCAAATGCCATCGTCGGGCCCCTCGATAATCGGCCCTTCGTCGCGCGTGGCGCGGGCGTGGAAATCGCTGATGATGCGGCGCAGCGTGGCGGCTTGCTTGTCGCTCAGCTTGCGCCCGCGCCGCGTCTGCCCCAGCAGGCTGACGCAAAATTTCCGCTCCCAGTCCGTGACGTCACCGCGCACGAGTATCGGCAGCCAATGGGTTGGATCGTCGCTCATTCACCAGCCCCCACGGCGCGCAGGAAGGCCGCCCGGTCGTCTGGCAGCATCCCATTCCAAAGGGCCGCGATCAGGGCCTTGCGCGCCTTGCGGCCCATCGCCTTGGTCCCGAGCTGCTTCGCCGCTGCGGTGGCATAGGCCTGCACCTCGTGGACCGGCGCCAGCTCTGCCCACCATTCCGCATCCCGGCGCAGCGTCCCGAACACGTCATGCTGCGGCCCTTCGCCCACCATGTTTTCCAGCGCGGCCGCCATGATCTGCGCAGCGTCGTGCGGGTGGCATTGCGCAATTGCGGCGGTCAGCCGGGCAACGGCCTCGGCCCGCGCGCGGTATTTGGGGCTGGAGAATGCCGGATCGTCCATGTTGTGTGCCTCACAGCCATTTGCGGCCATACCAAGCAATCAGAGCCGCCTCAGCGCGCCCGTCATGCTTGGCGAGGCGCCACTGGTGCGCGTCGTCCGGGAAGAACTCTGCGGCCCGGCGTATCGCTGCCTTCTTGTCGGCCGGCACGTTCAGCTCTGGCTTCCAGACGCTGGGGCGCACGCTGTGGGTCGGAATGGATTTCCACGCCAGCGCGCCTTTCAGGACGCCATAGGCCTCGAACATGCGCGCCACGCTGGTTCCGCCCATCTTCGGGCCCGCGTGCAGTTGCTCCAGCGCGCACAGCCTGACGACTGGCAGCCCGGCGATCATGTCGTGCAGGGCCTCAGTCGTCGCGGGCATGTCGTGGCAGGTGACGCGCCCTGTCTCGGTGTCCAGCAAGGCCAGTGCGCCCTTGGCGCCGGGGTCGATCCCCAGGATCAACGTCATTTCCGCCCCCTCAGCCGATCTGCGGCTTGCTCCATGGCCATGAACAGGCCAGACGCAGTTTCGTCGCCCTGCGCCCTCAGTTGCGCGCGAAAGGCGTCAAGTTCTGCCGTGCTGGTGATCGTGCCGACTTGGGCGATCAGGTGGGCTTCGCGCTCTGCGGTCATTCCAGCCCCCGCGCTTCCTTGAACGCCTTGCGCAGCTCGCGCACGAACACCGGCTCGTGCGGCGTGGTCTGGCGCCACGGGCGGCGGATCGGCGTGGATCGCGGCGCGGTCTCGTCGCGGTGGCTGGTGTCCAGATCGAACGGCGCGGGCGGCACGGTCGGGCGGTCCGGCGTGTAATCCCCGAGGCGGCTCATGGCGCCACCCGCGATGCTGCGACGGTCAGCGTGACGCTGGCGCCGTCCTCGTCCAGATCGACGGCGAACGTCGGCGTGACGCCGCGCTTTTCGGCAGCCTCACCTGCCTTGACCGCCGCGCGCAGGGCCTCTGCCGCTGCGATGAGCGCAGGCTTCGGCAGGCGGGACAGGTTGAACGGATCGTCGGTCACGCTGCCCCCTCCCCTTGAACGGGGGCGGGGCGGGCGCCATGTGCTGCCATGAACGCCAGAACGCGCTCAATCGACTTTCTCCGCAGTTCGCGTCCACCTTCAAGGTCGAACACGAAGCGAGGGTCGTTCATGGCGCGATCACCAAACGCCGATCTGGACATGCCAGAGTCCGCGCAGAAGCGATCAATCTGGCGAAGAAGGTCAGGGTGTGCTGGTGCGATGTGTGACATGGGCGGATGGTAGGATATTTCCTACCGCCTCACAACTGGAAACTTCCTAATCGCACCCTATGTCACTGTAGGATATTCCCTATGGTATGGAGCGAGACCAGATCAGCATGATAGTTGCCCGCAACATAGAGGCAGCCATGGCCCGAAAGGGTATAGATCGCGCGGAGGTCAACCGGCGCGCGGGGCTCAATCAGACCGGCGTCAACGACATACTGACCGGCAAGAGTCGAGACCCACGGATCAGCACGCTTCGCCGCATCGCGGAGGACGCCCTTGGTATCCCGGTTGTTTCGCTATTCCAAGACCCAGCCGAAGATCCTGTTGATCAGGAGATATTCGAGATACTGGCACTGCTGCCGCCACCCGAGCGGCGCAGATTTCTCCGCATAGCGCGGGCAATGCAGAGTTCTGATGAAGGCAGCGCCGACAGCGACGAAGCGCATCCCGCAACTGGCTGAGAAGCGCCGCCTTGTCACATGGCGCCATACCTGAAACCGCCACCCTGAATTCCTCGTCCGTCATGTCGCCCCCGCTCAATGGGAACATAATGGGAACAGTTTTACCGATCGGTCAACGCCGCTGAGGCGTGGTCGGCCAGATTCTTGTGGATGGTTCTGGGGATGTTCCGGGTGGCGAATCGTGGTGCTGGTGGGTGAAAATCCACCTGCCGAGCGAGATGGCCGATGGGGTGGAGTGATGGCAATGCGAACATTGGAGATAGATGGCAGGAACATTGACCACATCCACGGCCCATACTTGGTTTTTGCGAGATCGCACCCCGCGTTTTCAGACCATCACGGCTTTGAGGACTGGTCATTCTTCGGTGGCGACTATGCCGGCAAGATGTGGGGCAAGAATGCAGTTGTCGCCTACATAAACCGGCCATCCGAGTTCAATGGCGCTGGGGCCATTCCTGACTGGATAGAGTTTCTTGAGGTGGCAAGCATTTCCACCGACCACGGGTATCCACCACACTCCAGCCCAGCGGTTCGCGTGGAAGTCGGTGATGTGGAGGGCCACATGGACGATGGAACAGACCTTGTTGAGTGGTGCATTCCGTCTGCAAGGAACCTTCTCGGACGAATTGACCCTGGGCCAACGCCGGACAAGCGCTTCTTTGATCGAAGGCTTTTGGTCGTGTCCTACGGAAGTGACGACACCGATAGACACATCGCAAGGCACAACTCTTTGATACGCCGAGCGCTAGGCGTTTCATCTGCCACCGTCTGGCACAGTGAAGACATTTTTGCCTTCGCGTTCCGTGACAGCGGACACCCGCAAGGCATTGTTGACCGGCTGGCTGGTGTATTCGGGGGAGAACCAGATTTTCGATTGCGCGGCCTTCAAGCTTGCAGCGGTCATGCCCGAGAACGGGGGTTCCTTCGCCGCTAGCTCATTTTCTAGAACAGCGCGGGCGCTCGGCGGCACCCCATCGGCCGGTGCCATAACCCCGAGAGCGACACGGGCGATTTCGGCCATCTTGAAGAACTCATGCCTCTCTCTGGCGAGGGCATACAGGATGGATCCAGCGACGGCAGCATCGCCATTCGCCTCGGCAAGTGCGGCCCTTGCCACCCTCACAAATCCACCTGACAGTTTCGCCTGACGAAAGTTCTTCATCACCACCCCCAGCCCGCTTCGGCGGGCTTCTTGCTGTCACCCCGGCGTAGCACCATACCGGGCCGCTCTATCGTGGCGGCGCAGACAGGACCGACCGCATAGCCCTGCATCCGGGTAGCAGGCCCCCATATCCCAACGATCCGATGCGGCCCGGTCGCGGGCGGCGCGAGCTGGTCAAGGCGCGCGCTGACCCGGTGATTCTAGCACGGGCGCGGGGGTGGTGGAACGAATATCAGGATAAATCCTATTTTCCCCTTGCAAATAGGATTTATCCTAGTATCTTCCTCCCATAGGCAGCGACCACCGCCTGCCAGATGGAGGACACAATGCCCGACCTGATCCCCGCGACCCCCGAAGTGCTGATCGTCCACCCGCACGGGCTGGCGATCCTGAACGACCTGCTGGACCACGACCGCTACCGCTCGTTCCTGCCGGTCACGCTGCCGATGTGGGCCGAGCGCCCGCGCCTGCTGAACTGAGGGCGGGGCGATGGGACTGCACAACCTGCCCGCCAGCTATGACGCCTGGCGCACCACGCCGCCCGATGATTTCCCCCGCAACCTGCGAGGCCTGCCAGAAACGATCATGTCTGCGCTGCTGATTGAAGCCGGCGATGTCCAGATCGACGCCGAGGGCATTTACAGCACCGAGACCGGCGAGCTTGTCGCGGTCCAGATCAACGCCCGGCAGCGTTCTGTTGCCGAGATCGCCCGCGCCTTGGCGTCGCTTGGCGTCTCCGATGATGCGGGCACCAAGTGGGATGCCGACCTGTGCCCGGTCAAGCTGGGCGAGCTGATCGCAGACCAATTGGGCAGCGACCGCGACGATTACGGCGACTGGCTGCGCGAC